TAGAAACCCGCCCCCGCCTGTATACTCTGCGCGGCCTGGGCGTCGCCCGTCGGACCAATCCTGAACGTGGCGACGCTGGCTTCGACGAACTCCCATGTCCTATTGGCCGGATCGCGCGCCAGATAATAACCGTTGTTGTCATTGACGATGAACTTGCCCGTCGAGTTGTTCATGGCCTGACAGGTCAGGTTACGGCCCACGACCACGTCGGTGTCCGCGAAAATCGTCGGTGCGTGGACACCCGCGCCGAACGTGACTTTCTCCAGCAGCACCTCGGACCCAGGATAGCGCGTCACCGTGATCCACGGCCTGACCAGGACTCCGTTGTCGCTGATCGCCCGCCCGATCAGTTCATGGTTCACGATGGAAAAATCATAGGCCCGGCTGTCCACCGCGCCAGCCGTGTTGTTCAGGAAGAACCGGGGCGTGGCGTAACTGATATTCAAACCCCCGGATAACGTCCCACCCGTCAAAGGCAGATAGCTGCCGGTTATGGCCATGGCCTGTTTGACGAAAGCCGTGGTCGCGAGTTGTGTCGTGTCCGTATTAGCCGGTGCCGTGGGCGCGGCGGGGGTGCCCGTGAACGTGGGGCTGGCCACGAGCGCGCCGCCCACGTCGGTGACGTCCTGGGTCGTCAGCGTGACCGCGCCAGAGCGGCCATTGAAGGTGCTTACTCCGGTAGTGGACGCGACGACGGCCGACGTAACGAACTCCGTGGTGGCGAGTTGTGTCGTCTGCGTGCCGGGCGCCGCCGTGGGGCCCGCCGGAACTCCCGTGAACGTCGGATTGGCCAGCGGCGCGCCACCCACGTCGATGACGTCCTGAGTCGTCAGCGTGACCGCGCCCACGCGGGTGTTGAACGACACCACGCCCTTGGTGGAGACCGTGTTCACGGCGTCGGTGACGAACGCCGTGGTGGCGATGGATGTGTCGTTGTCTCCCGGCGCGGGCGTGGGAGCGGTTGGGTTGCCCGAGAACGTAGGCGAGGAGAGGAGGGCGCCGCCCACGGATGAGATATCAGCGGAGAGAAACGTGACCGCGCCAGAGCGGCCATTGAAGGTGCTTACCCCCGTGGTGGACGCGACGATGGCGGACGTGACGAACGCCGTGGTGGCGAGTTGCGTCGTCTGCGTGCCGGGTGCCGCCGTGGGCGCGGCGGGGGTACCCGTGAACGTGGGGCTGGCCACGGGCGCACCGCCCGCGTCGGTGACGTCCTTGGTGACCAGCGTGATCGCGCCCACGCGGGTATTGAACATCGTTACGCCAGCGTTGGCGGCTTTGCTGTCCACGTACCATTTGGCGACGGCTTCGAACTGACCCACTGGCGTGGCCTGGGACAGGGTGAGCAAGCTGCTGCCCATGTGCACCGGGCCGGTGAACGTGCCGCCCGAGATTGGCATGAACGATCCGCCGGGCGCCGCCCCGGCCACCACGCCATCCACGTAAGCCTTGGTCGCCGCCTCGGTCGGGTAAAGCGGGTCATGGAAGAGATAGAGTTCCCCCTCCATCATGCCGCCCAGGATGTTCAGATACCGGTCACCCGGCTGCTGCCCCGCGCCAGGAGGAAGTGGCGGCAACGGCATGGGTTGTTCCGGCGGCACGCCCGTGACCTGGACACCGACCTCGAACGTGATGCGGCGGTTCGTCGAACCGTCCAATATGAATTGCAGCGTATAGGCCACGCCGGACGTGCCGAACTCGACGAAGATGATCAGCTGCCTGTGCGTCGCGTCCAGCAACACCTCGCGCAGTATCAGCGGCGTGGGGTCGTACGGCGGCGGACTGTCGGGCGGCGGATAGGGGGCTTCCGACCAGCCCGACATGCCCTGGATGACCTCGGACGAAACGATCTGGGTAATGATCTCGTTCACGTCCAGCCACCACGCCATGTCCACGACGATGCGCGTGATGTCCGGCGGTTCTTTATATACCCGCGCTTGCAGTGTCATTGTTTTCTCCTGCCGTGCGCGAAATAAGGATACGTCCTGCGGGGCGATTGCTGATGAGAGTGTAACCGCTCGGCGATGTCTCGCGCGCGCCCCATGCCCTGGCGGTACCGCTGACCGTGATATTGCGCCAGTTGCGGCGCGGACCAGGGCTTGGCGGGCATGGCGTAGAGCCGCGCCAGGGTCCCGTCCAGCATGGTTTCGAACCAGGTGGTGAACAATTCCGGGATCGCGCCCAGCTTGACCACGTCGAACCGGAGAGGACGCAACGCCACCAGGGCCCAGCCCGAACGGCCCGCCAAGGGCGGCAGGAAATCCACCAGTTGCGCTGGCGGGTTGATCTCCCAATGGGTCAATCCGTGCGTGTACAAAACCCACACCACGCTCATGTCGGCGTTGAACGGATTGAAATCCACCGTGCTGACGCCCGGCCCCATCTCCCAATGAATTTTACTACGGAAGTAAGTGCTCCGAATGCAGAACTCCTGGACCGTGTTCCACAACTCCATCTCGATGACCGGAAGGGTGATCGCCGGAAGCATGGTCTGGATGTTGTCGTAGAGCCGCTCCACGTCGCCGCCGGTCGGCGCGGGCATGCCGAACACGCCCTCTATCGGGCTGAACCCGATGACGAATTGTCCAATGGCGGAACTGTAGGTGAGCGACCCCGACATAAGCGTGCCCCGTCAGGTTGCGGGAGTATACGGGAAAGGAGGCACCGGATCGGGCACGAACGGTATTTCGTTCGGACCCGGAGGCCCCCCGGCTATGTCCCACGCGAGCCCGCACACGGAGCAGGCCCCGCGCGGCAACGACTGCACGTACAGAACCGGTCGCGCCACGCCGTCACCGGAATTCACGGCCGAGGGGATCGGAGTCTGCACGGCCTGCCTCGTCACGGTGATACGGCAATCCTGCGCCGTGTTCGGGCAGGCGGGCGCGCGCAGCCACTCGGAAGATCCCGCCACCGCCGTCATCGGAGTCGGCCCCAGCAAGGGGACCGCGTCGGGATCGTTTACTACCGGATTAAAATGGAACTCCGGGATGGGCATATCCGTCATGACTGCGTTTCTTTCATCTGTCGCAGCGTGGACATGCCGTTGCCCTGGCCGGTCTGCGCGTTCACCGCGTCCTGTAACTGACGATGAATGTCGATGATGGCCGGGTTGATCTCGCGCCAGGGCTGCTGGCCCAGCACTTCCAGGACCTGGTTCCAGCGCGAGATGGGCATCGTCACCATGGCCATCAGGGTCGTGATGTCTTGTTGCGGCTGTGTTCCACTCATGATTTTACTCCCGTAATTACATTGACGACGAGCCGTTATCCAACTGATTGATAGCGGCCTCGGCGGCGGTCCAGAACGTGGTCCAATGACCGGCCAGGGTGTTCATCGCGAACTCGTAGTCGGTACCGTTTTTGCCCGGCGTGACGCCGTCGGGAACGATGCCGAAATTGTTCTGCACGAACATGTTACCCGGCGTCGTCATGTTACCCGCCTCGTACTGGGTGCCGGGAGTACCGACGTAACCAGCCGAAGCCGTGGCCAGGGCATCCTGCAGCCGCGCCATGGTGGTGTTCAGGCCGAGCAGCCTGCCCACGGTCTGGTTGGTCATGCTCCCGAAAGTCGTATTGGTCGGAATGATAAGAGCGGCCATCAGTGTATCCTCTGTTCAAGTGTTTCGAGACGCGCCGTCAGTTGTCGCACGGAACCGATCAGGGCCGCGATGAGCGCCTGATCGTTGAGTTGCCAGTAGCCCTCGCCTCGTGGGCCATTCAACCCGGGATACGCGCCGATGGAGAACGCCTCGCCCACTTCCTGGGCGATCAGCCCGACGGGGATGACGGCGTTCTCGTCCACCTGTCGCGTCCCGTCGGACGCGTCCCTGGGCTCCGGCTTCACGCGCAGGCGATACTGTTTCAGCGGTATCGCGTTGATCGCCGCCAGACAGTCGAACGTCGAGGGGGCGATATCCTGTTTAAGCCGCCGGTCGCTCCAGGACCCCACCGCGTAGTCGGTCAGGTAGTTGCCATCGACCCAGCCGCGCACGGTGACGGCGCCGTCATGGTAAAACGAGAAGCAGTTCACCCCGCCCAGGTTCTTATAATATATGCCCCCCGTCGCGACGGACGCCGTTCCGGGTATGGACAATTGTCCGCCGGGGGTCAGCGTCAGGATGCCGACGGTGTTGTCGATGATCATCCAAACGCCGTCGGATGACTGACGGCCCATCCAGTAGTTGGGGTTGTTGGCGACATACACGCGACCGCTGATGGTCATGATATCGGCGCAGGTGAAGTAGCCGTTCACGGTAAGCGCGCCCGTGCAGGTATCCCCCGCTTTGTAAAGATAGCGCCCGTCAGCGGCGGGAGCGGTATAATAATTACCCTGGACCCAGGCCCGCGAGGCTATTGTTCCTTGGAACGAACTATCAATGAAGTAGTTCAGAGCCCCGTTCACTCCGTCCCAGCCAAAGCCGATGACGTTGGCGGACAGGCTACGGTAGATGATGCCGCTGGTAACGCTCGCGACACCACTCATGTAGACGGTCGGCGCGACCAGGGCCAGTTGAGTCATCCCCGCGTCGACCGCGAACTCCACGGTCGACGCGGTGGCGTTGCCGATATAGCCGTGTCGCGTACCGTCGGGCGTGTGAAACCCGAGGTGGCCGCTGTTGGTGGCGCTACCCAGGTCCAGCCTGGAATAACCCACGCCCGTCCCGACCTGGAGCGCGCCGGTCATGGTGTCGCCGGTCTTCTTGACGTAATCGCCACCGGTTATCGCGACGAACTTCGCGTCCACGTATTGCTTTGTCGTCGCTTCCATGGCGGCTGACGGATCGCGGCCCAGCACGGCGGTCTTGCCACCACCGAAGTTCAGACCGTTGTCGTTCATGCTGGCGACGAGGGTGCCATTTGGATAGAAGTTCGTTCCGCCGCCGCTGACGACGTTGAGCGTGCCCCCCGTGATACTGAACCCGTAGGAACCGCCATACATGTCGATGCCCTGCGACAGATCGGTCGCGGACGACTGCACGTGGTTGTTCATGTAGATACCGTTGAACGTCGCTCTACCGCCATGCGTGGACGTGCCGAGGATCGTCGCGTTGCCGCCGCCATCAACCCCAAAGATTTGGGTATTGTTATCGACGAACCGCCAGACGCCGGTCGTGCCGTTGCGTTCGAAATAATAAGCCGGGTTGTGGGCGATGATTAACTGGCTGTCAGTGGACAATGACTGACCGCGCACCCGACCGGTAGACGTGACAGGCGTGTCGAACGTCGTCTGACCCAACTGGAAACGCACAGCGCGGGCCTGTCCGCTATCGAGGTTCGCATCGTTTCCGGTGTTGGTCAGCCAGATGTCAACGTGTTCGTATCCCCACGCGTTGGACGCGAACCCGGATCGGATCGAGGCCACGTAGCGCGGACCACCGTCGCCCACCGCCGCCGCGAAAGTTCCGTTGAACCGTATGATGCTCTTGACCAGATCGCCGCCACCAAGGGGACTAAGCCAAAGCTGCGCGCTCGTATCGGTTGGGTTATAGTTGATCTTTACTGGGGTGCTGAACGAAGCCAGTGCCGCCGCCAGCCTTAGACGCTCGACCGGTGGCGTCGTGCTGTCGGTGAGCGCTGGCATCCCGTTGAACAGCAGCACGCCACCGGAGTTGGTGATGGCGATGCCGTTGGTGTTTGAACTGTCAAAGATGCCGATGGAGTTGTTCTGGGGGCCAGTAACGACCAACTGCGCGCCATAGTTATGCGCCCCCCACGGATTGGTGTAGGCGTTGATCGTGAGCCGCCCGGTCATCGTGTCGCCGCCGACGTTTACCCACCGCGTGTCGCCCACCGTCGCCGTGACGAAGTTGCTGTTGACCCAGCGCGTATTCGCCACCGCGTCGTCGTTGCTGTCCGACGCCGCTGTCGGCGTCGTCACGTTCAGCGCGTAAACGCCGCCGCCATCGGTCCAGACCGCCTGATTACCATGCGCCTGGATGGTGATCGTGCCACCGCTCGCCCCCGCGAGGGTTATCGGCTGGTTGGTGATGTTCATCGCCGCCCATATCTTCGTGGGGACCGTGGCGACGGGCATGGTCAGGGTCACCGGACCAGTCGGTGAGCCATACATATACAACCCATGAGCGGTTATTTCGCCGACGCCCACCGCGCGGCTGGTGTTGGCGTCCAAAAGAGCGGTCTGAAACTGGGTCGGATGGACGTGGTCGCCCTGGGCGTAATACCAAACGTTACTACCCGCGCTGCCCGCGCCGTCCATCGGCGGCGGGCTGGGGTAGACGACGGGGAGCGCGCTCGCCAGGGCCAGGGCGCCCTGGTCGCTACCATCCACGAACGCGTGGATCGTGTTACTGGCCCAGGAGAACCCTATCTTGCTTCCCCCGCCCGCCACGCCATAACCGATACCAACCCCGGCGATCCCCACGTCCCCCCAGGGAGCCACATACAGGACCTGTTTCCAGGTCCCGGCCCCGGTCATTTGCAGCCACTGGAACCCACCATACCCGGAGTATCCGTTGATGAACGCGACCTCGCCCTGGCCCTGGTTCACGTTCCACGCGAGGTATCCGCCGCTGATCTGCGGCGGCACGGCGCTCAGGTTGTCATGGAAAGAGAAACGATTAACGGCGGTGGCCCCGTTGACGTTCAGTCGCGCGAAGAGGCTGACATCGTTACGAAAGTTGATGCCGTTCACGGCGTATGTCTCGACGGTGTGCGCCGCGCCGTCGATACGAATACCCAACGTGGAGTTGCTCCACGGCGCGAGGGTCAGAGCACCCGAGTCCGGCACTCCCTGGTAAGCCAGAAAATGCACGTCGCCCGTCTGAAGAAGACTGTTGTAGGCGCCCTGACCCTGGTTGGGGATGATCGCGAGCGACGTTGGCCCGGCGTTGACCCATATCATGGGCGTGAAGTAGGTCGTTCCGGTGACAGAACCGCCCGCCAACGGCAAATATGGCCCGCCCAGAGGCGCGCGGTTGTCCACATACTGCTTGGTGGCGGCTTCCATCGGCGCCCCGGGGTCCCGGCCAAGCGTGACGGACTGACTGTTCATGACCACGACCGGCGCGGTCAGCCCGATCTGCGAGCCACCCAACCAAAGCGGCTGGTAGCTTGTTACTCCGGTGTTATCGACCCCCTCGATCATGAAATAGTCAGGGCCGGAGTTCATCCGAACGCCTTTGGTGGAGCCCCGGAGCATCAACTGAGACACGCCGTCCGGCATCGAGATATTCAGCTGGCCGGTCATGTTGTCGCCAGTCACGTTGACCCAGCGCGTGTCACCTCCGCTGATGCTGATCGTGTTGTTATCGACGTATTGCTTCGTGGCGACCTCAAGCGCCACCTGAGGATCACGCGCCACCTGCATCGTTTCGCCCAGAGAAACGTGCCACGTATCCCGCGCGACCGTCAGCGCCGTTCCGCGAAACGAACCGTCATTATTGTAGCTGTAGAGCGCGAGGCCGACGCCCCCCGCGTCCGTTCCGGCACCCGCCACCGGCCAGCCGTCCATGCCGAACAGCCAACGGTTCGTGCTGTTGGACAGGAAGCTTATCGCGCCACCTGCACCGGACAGGCCGTTTATGGTCAGATAGATGATGCTGCCGCCCGTTCCGACCGTGAGACCCTGGTTGACACCCAGCGAGCCAGTAATCGTGTCGCCAGTGATGTTCACCCAGCGAGCATCGCCCTGTGTGTTGGTTGAGTAGTTGTTATCGAGGTATTGCTTGTTGACCGCGTGCATCGGCTGCGATGGATCGCGCGCCAGGATGATATCCTTGCCGGTGCCCATGCTCAGTCCAGGCGGGCCAATCGATGCCGCGATGGCGGTCCCAACCACGAACGCATGGTATGAATGCGTCGCCTCGGTCACGACGTAACTCAACAGCGCGTTGACGCCGTCGAACCACACGTTGAAGCCGAACGTGTTGTTCGCGCCCCCGTCATAGAGCGTCAGATGCCGCGTGGTGCTCAACGCCGATGGCGCGAGCGAGGCTCCAAGACCGAGACCTCCGGTCATGACATCGCCGGTCACGTTGACCCAGCGTGCGTCGCCCTGCGCGTTGGTCGAGTAGTTGTTCGTCAGGTATTGTAACGGAACAGCCTGCAATCCGGTGGTCGGATCGCCCATCAGATACAAGGGCGTGTAAGTTTCGATGTTGCCCGTGCCGCGCCGGATCACGAACGGCGTCGGAGAAAGCCAGTTACCGTTATCGTCGAAACGGTTCATGATGTAATCGGTGCCGACGTTGCCGCCGGGCTCCCCACCGCCCGTGCCGAACTCAATCGCCCAGCGCGGCAGGCCGTATCGCTGGCTCTCGAAATAACCAGCGGCACTCGTCGCGGTGGTGGTATTCCACTTGACCGCTGGCCAATCACCACCTGTTCCTATGACCCTGATCGTCGCGTCGGTCGCGCTTGAAATGTAGAGGGCACCGGTCATCGTATCACCGGTTTTCTTTACCCACCGCGTGTCGCCTTGCGTGTTACTACTGTAATTATTTTGCAGGTATCGGAGCGGAACGGCATGGGCCCCGTTGGTCGGATCGCGGTCGAGCCAGAGGTCAACCCCCGTGCCCATCACCGCGCCGGTTCCATTGAACGACATGGTCTTCATGCCGCCAGAGACGAGGTTCAACCATCCCGACGTGATGCTGAAACCACCCCATCCGTCAAAGAGAGAGAGGTGCCTCGTCAAATCGGTCGGGTTGTTTATTCCGGTATCGCCGTCAACCGTGCGCGACCCGAAGCTCAAGCCTCCCGTCATCTGGTCGCCAGCGGTGGCCACGCTGCGCTGCCACACGCCTGTTTGCAGCCGCCCGAACGTTCCGGCTCCGACTGGTTCGGCTATGAAACCATCAGTGCCGTCCTCGCCCGGCACGCCTTGTGGACCCTGTATGCCCTGCGGCCCCTGCGCGCCGGTCGCGCCGACAGGACCCTGCGCCCCCGTGGCCCCGGTTGGCCCCACGGGCCCCGGCACCGTGCTATCGGCACCCGTGGCGCCCGTCGCGCCTATCGGCCCCTGGACGCCCTGTGGACCCTGCGCGCCGGTCGCGCCGTCCACACCCGCCGGTCCGGTGGCACCCGTGGAACCCGTCGCGCCCACGGGTCCCTGAGTGCCCGTGTCGCCTTTGACGCCCTGCGGTCCGGTCGGGCCTGGGATACCTTGTTCACCCTGCGGCCCTTGTATGGGCCCGGCGTTTATCCAGACACCCGTCTCGGTGTCCCAGATCCACATATCGCCGGTATCCTGGACGATATACGCGTCGCCGTCCGAATTGCCCGTGGGCGGAAGCGAGCCGACATCGGGCACCTGGCCCTTGACGTTGATGCCCGTACCGGCGGCGCCGGTCTCGCCCTGAATACCTTGTGGTCCCTGCGGCCCAACGGGACCCTCCGCGCCGGGCGTGCCTGGCACGCCCTGAGGCCCGGTCGCGCCGTCCACACCAGCCGTGCCGGGAACGCCCTGGATACCCTGGGGGCCGGTGGCGCCCGTGTTGCCCGTGTCGCCCTTGGCGCCCGCCGGACCGGCCGGACCTTGAACACCCTGCGAACCCGTGGCGCCATCCGCGCCATCGTCACCCGGAACACCTTGCGGCCCTTGCGGCCCGGCGGGGCCGGGAACTGTACTGGCGGGCCCCTGAGGCCCCGTCGGACCGGTAGGACCCACCGGCCCCTGAGGCCCCGTACCGCCCGACGGTCCCATGTCGCCCGTGCTGACGTCGATCTGGACCGGTTCGGGAGTGAAAATGTCGATATCCACCGACCAGACCGGCGGCGTCATGACAACGTCCACCAGGATCGGATCGGCGTCATCGGTCTGGATATCCACCGACATATTCACAATCGGATAGACGTCCACCTGGGTGGGCGTCGGCTCCGTGGATACGTCGATGGACACGATGTCGTTCACGTTAATACCGTAGTGACGTCGGAGGTCGTGTTCACCTGTCCGGCGAGCACCGTGGCGACGTCGCCCCAGGCGTACGTCACCTGCAAATCCCACACCGACGAACTGGGCAGTTTCGCCGAGTCGTGCGCCGCCAGCACCATCACCACGGTGTTGGGCACGTTGATCGTGCAGGCCATGCCCGCGATGAACGATCCACCACCCCTGTCACGTATTTGCGCCACCACTTTCGCGCCGTTCAGGTCGGCGGGCACGGTACGCTCCGTGTCCAGCCACAGCTTGAACCGCCAGCGATACGTGTCGCCGCGATAGATCAGCAGGGGCATCTTCCCCGGTGTCATTTCCCCGCCTTCAGCGCGGCGACTTCCGCCGCCAGTTCCTTCATCCCGTTCACCAGGGCGACGATGATCGGCGTCATCGTGATGCCCAATATCGGATCGTCGGTGTCCAGTTTGTCGAAAGGACGCACCGCCAGCGGAATGACCTCGCGCAGGGCCTGCGCGGCGAAACCGATCTCGCGCGACCCGTCATGGTCGATACGGGTGAATTCGATGGGTTCCAGTTTCAGTATGTCCGCCAGACCGCAGGACGCCGGAACCATGTCGGTTTTAAGCCGTGTGTCGGAACCGACGAAGTAATCGACGATCCCGCCAAACCCGCCAATCAAATTGATGCAGTTCTTATCCGACGTGCGCATCTGGAAAAACGTGGTGAACGGCGCGGGCAACGGACCGATCCACGTCATGTCCCCGGTGGTGGTCGACCAGTGCCAGGCCCAGCTCGGGTCCATCTGCAGAACACGCCCGCTCACGTTCGCCGCCAGCGCCATGCTGCCGCCAGCGGCGGTCACCGCCTCGCCAGCGATCACGTTGTGGGAGGTGGCCAGCTGCCCGCAATTGATCCCAGCCGTGACGTTGAGGACACCGCCTCCGGTCAGGGACATGGTGGGAACGCCGCCATTGACCCATGTCCGTTCCCCGCTCGAAATCGCCCATTTGTTGGACCAGCCCGGCGTGAACTCCTGAACGAAACTCACGCCGTCGTTGTAAAATACCCACCCATTCAGGCCCAACGCCTTGCCGAAAACGCCGTTGGCGGAAACGAGTTGACCGTTGGCGAATATGTTACCGGCGCTGGAGACGGTGCCCGCGTACAACGTGCCCGTGACGCTAAGATTGCCGCCGCCGTCCAAAGTCATCAGGTCGACATTGTTGCCGATCCAGTGCCGCTGGCCGCCCGCGCTCGCCCACACGTCGGCCCAACCCGCGCGATAAGTCTGGAAATGGTCGCCATTGGCCGCGACCGTCATATACCACTCGTACTCATTAAATTTGTTGATGAGCAGAAAATTCTCGGCGTACAGATTCTTCGCGGTCAGCGACCCGTCGATGCCCATGTCGCCGCTGATATTTCCGCCGGTCCCGCTCATCTTGGTGTCGGCGTAAGCTTTGTTGACGGCCTGGGACGGCGTGGTGGGATTGTCCACCAGATGCAACGGTCCGGTCATGAAACCGCCGGACAGGGACAGGAACGGCGCGCCCGTGAACAGCACGTTGCTCATGTCCACCTTGCGGCCCCACCACGAATTCCACTCGTTCGCCGAGGGTACGTACCCCGCCGTCCAGTTCGGTGTTTCCCCCGTGCTGCCGCTCATGGTCTGTCCCTAGCTCTGGATGGAGAGAAGTTGGCTGACCGCCTTGTTCATCATGCTGACGGCGCGCGAATCCTCACTGAACGTATCCTCGCGCAGTTCCGCCCGCCCAACGAGATAATACACGAACGCGGAATAACAGCTGGTATCCAACGGAAACGAAGTGCTCATGTCGGTGGCGGCGGTATAGAACGCCAACGGTTTGCGCAGCCCCAGGGGCAGGAACAAATCAGGACGCTTGGTGCGCACCTCGGCCAACATGGAGTTGATCGCCTCGAACATCTCGTCGTCGGTGTATCTCAGCGCGCCGCCGGACGTGCCGATCTTGTCCTGCAACATCGTGCGGGCCTCACCGATGAGCGTGCCGAACGTCCGAGCCATGGATCAGCGTTTCCTCTTGATGGGCATGGTTTTCTTCACCTTGCCGCCGCGCGCCAGACTAATTTTGTAAGGGTCTGGTATATGGTCGATCTCGCCTCTGTCTCTTAGGAACGGCCTCGGCACGTTCACCCCTCTGTTCATGTCACGGTCCACGGTCTCGTCAGCTTGTGGGATACGCTCCAACAGAGTTTTCTTCGCCGGGGGCTCGTGCTGGACCCAGAATTTCTGCCCTTGCCGGTACGCGTCCGCCTTCTGATCCACGTCGGTGCCCAACTGGCGGCGCGACGACAGTGTCTGGCCGTAGGCTCGCAACGCCTTGTCGCGAGCCGCCTCGGTCTGGCCAACCCGGCCACCCTCGGCGAAACCCTTGCGTTTGCGAACCGGCTTTTTCACCGGCCCTTCCTCTTGGCTTTGAGAACCTTCTTGACGGGAACAACCTTTTTCACCTTGCCACCCTTGGCCATCTCCTTGCCGTCGACGAGATCGCTCATCGACCATGAGTATCCGTCTCTGTTGTCCAGGTCTCGGAGAGGTTTGCCGGTGTACTGAGCGGTATCGCGCGTCAAAGCGGATGGATCTCTCACCATCTTGTCGTCACCACTAAGCCGCATCCTCGGAGGAGGCGGACCTCGTGAACTGATTATACCTCTCGGTGCCATCAACGCCCCCTCTTCTGAGGTAGCTTGCCCTTGTTGATCTGGTTCAGCGCCGCCGTGCCGAGCTTCTTCACCGCCGATTTACGCACCACGTACTCGCCCTTTTGCGCGGGTATCAGCCCGTCGTCCTTGCCGATGGGTTTGCCCGCCACGCGTTTGATCTTGCCGCCGCGCGCGTTGCCGCCCGCCAGATCGCCCGGCACGCCGGGCAGACCGCCCGGCACCCCACGCACGTAATCGTTGCTGGCCGAGGGCAATTTCGGACTGGACGTGTTCTGCGCTTTGTCGCCCGGCTTATCTTCCGGCTTTTTCTCCGGTTTGCTCGCGTCTTTGTAAGCCGTGGCGAGGTCCATGCCGGTTTTGAAACCACCGGAGATGCTACGCCCCAGGCTGTCCGTGCTCAGCACCTGCCCGCCGTAATCATACCCGCGCACGCGCTTGAGGATCGGTTTCCTGGGCATCAGCGTTTCTTCTGAAACGGAAACGGTTTCTTGACTTTACCCCCCTTCTTAAACCCCATGGGCGGCACGGGACCGCCTGGGTTGGTCGAGGCGCTGGGCGCGCCGGGACCGCCCGAGGCCAGGGTGGGAGGCCCAGCGGCGGCGGCTGGTGGCGGCGCCGGGGTCACGTTGGTGGGGAGCTTGGCGGCTTTCTTGCTACCCAGCCCGAGCGAGGGCGGCACGGACTTGCCCTTGGCTTTACCGATGGATGGAGGTCTCATTTGCGTTTCCCAAACATCTGACGTTGACCCGCTTTGTCCTGGGCTTTGTCCTTGGGCGTGCGCTCGTACGCCTTCATGGAGACGCCCATCTTTTTCGCGCCCGCCTTGTCCTGCGCGATATCCTTCCTGGTGCCTTCGAAAACCTTCTTCACGGCGCCGCCCTTGGCGAAACCATGATACCGGGCGGCATCGTCGGGGTGCGAAAACCGCTTTTGCTTGTAAGGATCTTCGCCCGTCATTTCCGACAGTTCGTTTTCAGCCCGACTTTGTACGGCGGACAAAGACTCCATCTTCCTCAAATGCCGCTCTTTATCAGGGTCGGTCGATGTCTTATTGAAGCGCTCGTCCGGGGTCCCCCCAACACGCATCCGAGCCTCGAACGTGTCTCCTCGGTCCAGAAAATCGTTCGACATTCGGTCCGATTCGACGTTCGATATAGTCTTCCCACCCGGATCGACCGGCCCGCCGCTGGCATAACCCTTGGGTTTGACCTTCGGTCTGGCCCTGGGGACGTGGGACCCCCATTGTTGTGTCGCCATCATGACCTCCGTGCCGCTGGCCGAAGCCAGCGGTTACTACGGGAGTGAACTAACCCCGAACGGCGTAGAGTTCGGTGATGGCGATACCGTCCAGGACCTTGGACGAGTACACCTGCAGACCCCGCAAGAGCGTGCTGAACGACCGCTCGGAGCGCATCTGCTCCAGCTTGGTGATCTGGCTCGCGAAGGTGAGCCCGTGCGGGTGACCGGCGAAGATGCGGAACGCGGTGGCCGCGCCCTCGGCGGCGGTCGGCAGCAGGTTGGAAGAATACAACGTGAACCGGTCGATCATGCCCAGGCGACCGTTCCTGGTCATGGACACCCCATCGCCCGAGATCGACGCGTTGCGCAGGTCCGACTTCTTGATCAGCGCCGCGATCCAGGGCGGGATGACCAGCCAACGTCCCGTTTCCGGGATGTTCTGCTCGTCCAGCACGGTGCCCAGGTCGACGATGCTGTCGATGATGTTCAGCGGCGTGACCGCGATGGGCGCGCCCGTCGTGCCCAGGTTGATGTTCAGCGAGATGCGTCCCGCCGTGGCGCCCTTGTTCGCCGCGACGATACCGGCGTCGATGGTGGTGAGCACGTCGGTGTCGATGACGATCTTCATCTGTTCGGCGGCGTCGTCCGACCACAGGGAGAGCAGGTTGATGTCGGACTGCACCTCCATGATGTCGTCCAGGGCTTCGTTGAAGTACTTCGCCTTGTCGATGGTGAAGTCCACGATGTTGGACGACGGACGATCAATGAGCAGGTCCTGGTTGACCTGATAGTCCCTGATCGTGATGGTCGGTTTGGTGCGGATGTGAACCACGTCGCCCTGGTTCTTGATCTCGCCCTCGTAGTCCGTGTTGGCGATGGCGCTCAGCACGGTGGCCGAGTAGAACTTCTCGATCAGTTTACCCGACCAGATCTCCGGAATGAACGTGCCGTGGTACGCGGGGGTCTGATTTGATCCGGCCCATGGGGTGGCCGCGATTGTGATGGCCATGGGAGGCCGCTCCTTTCATGATTTGTCATGACTGACGGAAGCGCCCTTCGAGCGGAGCCAGGATGATATCGCGCTCCAGACGTTCAGCTTCCGCTTCACGTCCGGCCCAATACCCACGCTGCTTTTGTCGATAGAACGCGTTGACGTCCGCCGTCGTCCAAATGCGTGCCTCGGGAGCGCCGGGCGCCGGGGATGAGACACTGCGGCCTCGTCCAGGCACCGCCAGATCGGCGAGGGGTAGCCGTTCCGCCGAATCGGTCTGGAACGTCTGTGTCCCTGGCTGCTGGCCAACCACGGTCTGCTCGTTCTTGTACGCACGGAAGAACGCGATGGTCCGCGCGGCATCGCCCGAATTGTAAGCGTTGTCAATAAGAGTTTTACGCGTTTGGCCGCTGAACATGTCCGGCTGGTTCAGCCACGCGATGAAATTCGGGTCCACGTTGATCTGTTCCCAGTCCGGCACGGCCTGGGTCAGGGCGCCGTCCACGCCGCGCTGGGTCGTATATGTCGCCAGTTGCTGATTACCCGACTCGACCGCCAACAGGCGTCGTTCGTAGTCCTGTAAAATGGGTGCGTAACGCGCGTCGGCCCATCGCTGCGACGCCTCGATCAGGTCCTGGCCATAGGCTTCGACGTCTTCCGGGGGCACCTCCCGCGTGGGCGGCGGCATGGGACGTACACGGGGCACGTTCTCGAACGTCTCCTCCGCGCGCCGGGGCTGGTTCATTTGCGCCACCATGTTCCTCAGGGAGTTCAACTCCCCGCGTAGCTCGGGGACCTCGGTGTTATATTTGCCCTGCAGCGTGTTGTACCGTTGCTCCCAGTCGTTGACGGGTTGTTGCGGAGTCGGTTGCTGGGGCCGGTCACCCAGGTCCAGCTGTTGCTGGACCGGTTCCTGGTCGCCTTCGCCGTTCGCCACGGGCGTGTCACCCTCGGGCGCGTCGGGAACATTGGCCACGCCCGCCTCGCGCGCCAGTTCATCGGCGCGCGCCGACGCGCGGCGAACGGCTTCGGGCAGGTATGGTTGATGCGTGTCAGACATTGGTGGCTACCTTCTTGCCTGGAGCCGGAAGTTTGGCCTGGCTCATGTGCACGTCGGCGTAAGCGGCGTGCATGGCCTGCCAGACGTGATACATGCCCCTGGCGTACGCTGATTTGTCCACGCGCGTGGTCACGTCGGAATCCATCGCGGAGATGTACATATTCTGCGAGAACACGCCCAACGCGGCGATCAGGGTCTCGAAATGATTATTCCCACGCAGTTCCTTGATCGCCGCTATCGCGTCGTTGCCCAGATTCACGCTCACGTTTCACTCCATTTCCTCAATGCGTCCGCGATCAGGTCACGCTCTTCCACGGTGAGCCAGTGCCATGGTGTCACGATGCGGTCGATACCCTGCTCCCACACGCGCGCGTAAAGCAGGTCCTTGATCAGCTTGTCCCGCAGCGCGTCTTTAGAACTCATTTTTCATACTGTAATCGCCGCTCGGACCAGCCACGCCCTTCTTGCCCGGCCCAAGCCCGCCACGCGCGCGCCTGATCCCGCCGCCACCGCCACGGATCTGCGACAGCGGGTTGCCGGGGCCACGCTTGCCGTAATGGCCCATCGCGCGGTGCAACGGGTCACCCGGCGTCATGGTGTTCTTCAGCCCCGTGTGCGGCGTGCTCAGCTGCTGGTGTTTGGCGTTTTTACCGCCACCGACATACGTGGTTTCGGCGCCGCCGCCTCCACCGCCACCCATGCCGAACAACATGCCGCCCACGCCAGAGCCAAATGACGGGAGTGCCATATCAACCCTCCTCTTTGAATAACTTCGCGCGCACGGCGGCGTCCTTGGATTCCAGCAGCTTGCGTAGCGCCACGGTGCGCTCCGGGTTGCGCGGCAGGTCCCTGACCATCTCGTCGGCCAACGCGGAAAACCGCTGACTGATCGCCGCGAGATGCGACGGCAGATGCGCGTAGGTGAAAAACTGCAGAATCCGCTCCGTGACCTCGGGCATGTCAGGTCCCGCAGATGCCGTAGGTGCTGGCTGGCTTCTTCTCCGGGTTCCAGTCCGTGCGGCGGATCGACTTACCCTTGGGGTAGTGGCGTGACGATCCGGTGGGGCCCGAGTTCTCGCCACCCGACCCGCCGCCGGATGCTTTCATGCTGGTACCGGAGCCCGACGACTCCGTCTTATCGCCTGAATTAACCATGTGGTGCTCCTGATCCTTGTGAGAACGCGTTGAACGACGGTGGCCGGGCGGGTCCCGGCTGGCGTGACTGGCCTCCCTGGGCCTGGCTCCCGGTTGACGGTCTCGCTGGCCCTTGCGGCCCAGGTGGGCCTTGTGGCGCCTTCTCCTCGCCGGGTTTTTGAGCTTGTTCCTGCCCCGGCGGACCCGGTGCCGGGGCGCCGACGGACTGGGCATGCGCCTGAACGGCCATTCCCGCCGCCTGGAGGCGCTTCTGGGCGTCCATCTGGGCTTGCAGGGTCTGGTCGTCGGGTACGATGTCGTCGGGCAGCCCCATGCCCTCGGAGATGGCGCGCAGCAGGCGCGCCCTGCCGATCTCGCCGATGATGGGACCGTCGATGGGGTTGGCGGTGATCTGCAGGAACTGTAGCTGACGCTGGCGCTCGGTTTCTTTTTGAGCGGAAACCTTACTCCCCAGGACCTGGACCTGCTCCTGACCCGTCAACAGGTCCGAGGTGTCGGTCAGCATGATCATCTCATGCAGCGCCTCGATCAGCGGCTCCAGGACGTTGGTGTCCACGTTCGCCGCGACGGTCTGCAACACCTTCGCCGCGTTGTTCATGAGCATGGACAGGCCCGAGGCTGTTCGTCCCGCGCCGCCCGACAGGCTTTCGCCCGTCAGATACCTGGGAATGGCCGATTGTTCGTCGGCCATCACGTTCATCGCGTTGATGACACCCAGTAACTCCTGGGTGTTCGACGTGGGTTGGAAGAACGTGACGGGTTCACGTTGATTACCCAGCGGATCGCCCTGCACGTGCCATCGTTTCCAGGGATACAACTCGTCGCCGTTCTCGGTGGGCGAGACCATCTCGTCGTTGACGATGACCTGGGGTCCCGAACTTATCGAGAGGTTGTTCACCAGCGCCCGGTAAGCCGCGTTGGCGACCTCCTGGATATCCTCCAGGATATCCGGCAGGGCGTGCCCGGCGATGGTGCCGGGGACTTTCTCGAAACTGGTGAGATAAAACGGATGGCGTTGTCTTGGAGACGGGTTGATCTGCGTCTTGATGGTCCACCGGCCCACCACCCAACTCTGGATCATGTATTCACGGTCCGAATCGGGGATGAGTTTGGGACTCACGCCCTCGTCGAGCAGGGTCTGACCCTGCACGTTGCCGTGGAACTCGATGCCCTCGATGTACTGGGACCGGTTCAAACTTGGGTCCTCACGACCTTCGTTGATGGCCTGCTCCGGGTCCGGCGCGTCCAACCACTCGCGTAACCCATGGGCGTAATCGGTCAGCGCGTTGCGCACCGCCGTCTCGTCATAGCCCGGCACGCCCAGCACATCGTTCAGATCGGCGCGCGTGTATCTCACACGCTGGATGATGGCCGCGTCGGACAGCGCCGAGGCGCCGGGGGACCAGTAAATATCGAACGGATTGACCCGTTCCCAGAACATCACCGGCTTGTTCTGCAGGCTGGGCCGTCTGTCCAGCCAGGTCAGCCGGGGCACCATGCGCACCACGGGACCTTTCATCACCGCGTAGGGGAACAAAGGCAGATCTTGCAGGAATTCCCCCATGGCCTCGTAAAAACCGCCCGCCTGGAGGATATCGTCCATCTTGTCGGTCGCCGCCTGGGCCTGGGTCATGGCGTTGCGGCGCGATGCCTGTTGCGCGGCGTGCAACAGGTTCACGTAGCGCATGTGAACCTGGTTCTCCTCGACCGGCTGGCCCGACATCTGGAGCGTCTGGACCTCGGTGGATATCAACTGGAGTATGCTGGTGCGTATCTCAGGCGGGATCGGCGGGTCGGCGATGGCCCTGAGTTGCCAGGGGCGCTCGGTGCCCAGGTAGACGTCCCTGAGCAAGGCGGTGGCGCCGCGACATTTATTCGCTACCTGCCTGGAATAGACCTCCGAGCCACCAAAAGCCTGGATCTGGGACAGTTTCTCGGCGTCGTACTTGCCCTCGAACATGCGTTGGGCGCGCAGGAGCCGCTGATTGAGCGGATTATTACCCTGATTGCGATGGTTTCTGAATATGAACCATTGCTGGCGTATCCAGGACCCCAGATCGGGCGTCTCCAGGCGTTTGGAGCCGCTTATTCTTCGAGTATTCGCCTCCTGGTCGCGCCGGTCCAGTTGCGAGGGGGAGATGACACGCAGAAAGCCGCCGTTGTCGCCCGCCGAGCGCGCCTGGGCGGGGTAAGACGACGACGACAAACCTGCTTGGGCCAATGGCAACGGATTTGCCCCCTCTATGAACTACCATTAGCGTATAAATCGCTTATGTGGCAACCATATAGCGGGTCAACCCCCCGCGAGGACCACCATGGGTAGCGAAACCAACCCTTTCGGTGCCTGGATCAGGCATGAAAAACCCATGCTGGTGTCCGAGACGCCAGTGGAAATGACGGTGGATATCTCTGGGGACGGTACATCTCCGCTGAACGAGGTGGACTCGGAAGAACGGGCGGACCAGGAGGTGATCAATGGGGTCGTCGACGCCACTTCCGTCCTCGCCGAGGTTCCGGCTTTCACGCCCCAGGTATTATATGCGTTTTGTACCGACGTGGCCCAGAATGTGCACACCTACGCGCAGATCGCCCTCAGGTATGGGTTCGTCGACGTGGCGCAGATGGCGGAATTTCTACGCGATCAGCACGTCATCCGCAGGCGTATCAAGGAGTACAAGGCGGTCTGGGAAAGCGACACCAACGTACGCGAGCGGATACGCGAGCTATCTGGTCACGCGGTGCTGGCGGCGCTGCCGACGACGGCTCAGATCATGCTGGACGCCAAACAACCGGCGAACACCCGCATCGACGCGGTGAAGCAGCACGCGATCATGGCCGGGGCCCAGGCGAGCGGGATCGGCGCGGCGGCGGCGGGCGCGGGCGGCGGTCCGAGCGCCGCCAGGTTCTCCATCCAGATCATGTTCGCCAATTCGGGCAAGACCGAGACGTTCACCACCATCCAGGCCGAGCCCGTGAAACAGGACGACCGCGATATCGTGGTCCCGCCCTAAGATGACCCGCCTGCCGGGAGGGCCGATCACCAGGGACCGGGCGCGGGGGACGCAAAAGGATCGTTACCCGCTCGATCCGGCGATGATGGCGCGATCATGCCGGAAACTGGCGCGGGACATGCGGGCGGAAGCGGCGCTGGGGCGCCCGCCCATTTCATTACGCTCGTTCCACGGCGAGGTCAGGCGCTATATCAGCCGGGCCGACGCGGCGGCGAGCATGGACAAACAGGCGGAACGGTGGGAGCGGGAAGCCTCGGGCGGCGAGCGCAACACCGAGGACCGCGACAAACTGGGAATGTATTGAAGCGCGGGTCGAGCCGGGCCGGTACCACCGAAGGTGGGAACGGCGGCGAGGTAACATGGGCGAGGAGATATGAGCATGGTGCGGGTCGAGCGGGTCGAGCGGGTCGAGCGGGTCGAGCGGGTCGAG